TCCGGTGCGAGTCACAACCAACCTCCGACTTCAAATACCGCTTCCAACTGAACGAGGGTGGTTCTCGCGAGCGCCGTGCCGCGAATCCCCACCGCAACCTCATGGCCCGAGCCCGTGGCTCCGCGACGGAAGGTGACGCTGGCCGAGCCACCGCCCCACACGGCTACGTCCCAAAGGCCATTGTCCCATGTGCCCGAGGTTGCAGCACTGGGCGTGGGCGTCGGGAGTTCGCTCATGTCGTAGCCGTAGCGGGCCGCCATGGAAATGTCTGGGTTGCTGCCGTCGATCGTGAACAGGGCCCGAATCTGGTTCACCGACACCTGGTTGCCACCACCTGCCCGCTGGAACGAAGTGAGTAAGTCCCACCGAATCTCATCGTACGTGAGGCCATCTAAGGACACATTGTCGAGGTAGTCCCGAGAGACGCACACCCGCCCGTCCTGCGTGCCGAAGTGGAGCCGGCCGTTCCATACCACCGCGCAGTGCATTGGCACGTCCCGGTAATGAAACCATCCCTTGGTGGGTTGGCTGAGTGCCAGTTGCCGGCTCGTCTCCGTCGAGTAGTCGGGGTACAACACAAGCAGAGCATTGTCCTCCGGGTGGAGGTGCATGCTCCAACCGCGCTCTTCGGAGCGAGTCAGCATCAGTTGGTTGAAGAGGTTGGAGATCTTCATGGTGACAAAGGAGCGTTCCTCCGCCCCAACCACGAGGCTTGAGAGCGTCCGCACCCCCAAGGAGGACAGGAGGTATACGTCCCCATTCACCTCCTTGGCGATGTCCCGCCCGGCAGGCGGTGGCCCCATATTCCACACGCCGCGCACGTTGAAAGATGTCGGATCATCCGGGTCAACCCCGTTTATGACCACCACGTCTCCCGTGGAGGACACGGCTACCAGAGAGTCGTCGATGCCAGCGCCGCCATCGTAGGTCCAGTTGTAGAGGCCAACAAGGTGGCCACCCATGGAGAAGTGGGTGCCGAAGTCGAATTCCGTGGCAGCACCAAAGATGGCGCCAGCGGCGAGATACCATGCGCTCGTAGAGTCCCTCTCAGTGAACCACACGCGCTTTTTGAACACGGTGGCGTGCACGAGGTCTGCGGGGTCCACATTGGCGATTTCGCCCGCTCCCACGCCCATGGCCGGAGCCGTCCACGTCGCGCCGGTCTCTGCGTACACGTGCAGCCCATGCTCCTCGTCGCAGTATACGTAGTAGTGGCCACCCGATGTGACAACCACCCGCCCAGTGCCGTAGCCGGCGATGTCGGTGAACACAGGGAACTCATAGTCCAGTGTCGGCGCCCCGGTGTTCGTGACGGAGTAGATCCCCACGTCGGTGGTAGCAAACAGGCGATTCTGGGAAGGCTCGCTTCCAGCGAAGCTGAGCAGGGCGCGCACCTTGTTGTCAGCTGAGCCCGTCACGCCAGTGCACCACTCGCGGTATCCGAGCCGGTTCCGCAGGCCGGCCTCCGAGGGAATGAGGTTCCACACGGAGACGCAATCCGTCATGGGCATGGTGAGGCCGGCCGCGACGGTGTTCAGCCCCCCCATGGGCGCAGGGAAGCCCAGCGTCTGAGCCACAGGGCGCGTAGGCCGCTTTCTGGGCGGGAGAGGCGACATTACTTCTTCCGCTCCTTTTTCTTCGCGGCGAGGAGGTATTCAGCAAGAGTCTCCAGGTCGGTTGCGGTCGGGCTGCTGTAGGAGATGGAGCCGGCTCGAGATACGGCGGGCGTGAGGGCTCCGCTCTGCATCGCCTGGGCGAGGTCGAACGAATAGCGGGAGAGGGCGGAAGGCAGCCGCCTGCGCGCCGCCGAGGCCGCCGTCGCCGCCGCCTCTGCCGTGATGGGGTTACCAGTGCTGGCGCCAACCACGCGGTCCATGAGTCCCACCAGGGGTTTTTGGTTGTACTTCGCTGCCGCCCTGTCCACGAACTCCTCGGCCTGCAGAAGGCGTCCAGCGCGCTGCTTGGCTGGAACAAAGTCCTTGGCGAGCGCCTGCACACGCGGGTCAGCGCTCGTCTGTCCGGCGCGCTCGACGGTGTCTTCAACCGCTTGCCGGAGGAGACTGCTGGCGGCCTGTAGCGACTCCTCATTTGGCGAGGTTTGGCGGCGGTGGAACTTCGCGTCCCGCTGCATGGCCCGCTTCACCTGCTCGGCCTGCAGAAGCCCGAGGTTCTGGTTGCCCCCTGAGATGTCTCGGAGGTTTGCAGCCTCATCGCGGAAGACGTTGGCCGGTCCCTTGTTGGAACCCGAGGAGTTGAATTCCCTCGTGTATCGCGCCAGCAACTCCTGAGCAAGCGGCTCCACCTCTGGCCCCGGTACCCCACGAGCCTCAAGCTCCTTGATGATGCTGCCGAGTAGCGCTCCAGCATCCTCGCTCAGTTGCTCCACACGCTGGTGTGTCTGCGGCGTGGTCTCGAATGGCTGGATACCGCCAGAAGCGAGCACTTCCTCAACGGCATCGTCGCGGAGCGGCTTGCGCGTGACTGCAGCGATGTCAGAGCCTCCGGACAGCACCTCCTTGCCCTTGCCGATGGCGTAGCGCTTCACCGCTGGCCACGCCCTACTAGCGCCTTCGGTGAGGAGCCCGAGCCCTCCGCCGAATGCCGCGCCACCGAGAGCGTTATCCACGATGTCTCGGGCCGTCCCCTGCCAATCGCCTCGAGAGAGGTCCGAGGATCCGTTCGTGAAGCCGTTGAGAGCTCCATAGGCGGCCCCAGTCTTTGCCGCTGCGGCGACTCGCCCAAGCGTCCCTGCTCCACTGCCCGCCTTGAATCCCGGGAGAGGGGCGAGGATGGACGCTATAGTGCCTACGCCTTCACCAAGGCGCCCACTCCAAGGGTTCTCCTTCGAGAGCGTCTGCGTGTCTGCGCGGCGCGTGTCCCGAAGCAGGCGGTAGGTGTCGGTGGCGTTGCCAATGGGATTGCCCGGATCGCGAATCTGCGCCTCGGCCTCGGCAGGAGAGAGGCCCTCTTGAGACGCCAACCTGTAGAGATCCGCCTGCGCCTTGGGAGGAATAACGGCTCCGGGTGCGCCCATGCCCAGTTTCTTGGCCGCCTGCAGGATGCCTGTGCCAATGAGGTCCGTCAGCATCCCGCCAGCCGGCACGGCCTCAGCCCCACGCAGAGCGAATGTGTCCAACGGCGCAGACGGCTTCTCCATGAAGGGCAGGCCGAGGACAGGCTGCCGCTTCTTCGGCTTGGGCAGGGGCTGCGGGACACCAGCAGCCGCGACCTCTTCTGGGCTGGCGGGCCGCTCGGTATAGCCGTTCGCCTGCCCGAGGAGCGCGGCCAATTCCTCGTCCGTGAGTTCCTTCTCGGTGTAGTCGGGCACGCGCTCACTCCTTCTTCGCGGTGGGCGTCCTCAGCACCTCCCGGCCATCCGGATAGATGATGATTGTGCGGCCATCGGGCAGGGCCGTCTCTTGACGACCATCCGAGTAGGTGACTGTTTTCGTCCCATCTGCCGTCTCCGTCTTCTGCCGAATGGACTGGGAGGCCGGTCCCGTGGACTTGGTCGGTGGTGGCTCCTCAAGGTTGATGTCGCTGGCCGGTGTGGCCACGCGCTCAGGCGCCACGTTGTAGGACTTGGCATAACCTTGATACTTCTGGAGCGCAGAGTCGTGGACGCGCTTGAGGGCCATGACGTTGGCTCTGCCGGCCTTCACGAAGTCCTCGGCCTGCTCCTGCGTCAATGTACCATTCAGCGCCTTCTCCATCGCGGCCTGTGCGCGCGTCATCCAACCACCAGCGTTTTGAGCGTTATTGAATTCCTGGTCTTTCACGCCAGTATTCGGATCAATGGAGCGCATGAAGGCGGTGATCAGACTGATGCGACCTGCCGGAGTCTGGTCCTTTGCGGCCCGCTCGATCTGGTCCTGGGCGACGCTGGCGATCTGGAAGTTCTTGTAGGCCGGAGTGGCTTGGAACTCCTTACGGAGATTGCCCTCCAGTTTGATGTCGCCCTGAGTTTTCTTCTCCGCGTCGGCCTCTGCCTTCTTCTGCGCTTTCAGGGCTGCGGCACTGGCGGCGCGCGCGGCCTTATCCTTTTGCCACTGGAGGCCGCCAGCAAGGCGTTCCTCGCGAGTGTCGGCATCATCCCGGAGCCGGTCCTCGCGAACGCGGGCCAGATCCAAGTTCTCCCGGCGGAGTTCCAGCATATCCGGGTTGACAGCAGCGGCAGCCTTTGGGAGCCGACTGCTCGGCCCACGCCCTGCCTCGTCAATCATCTCCTGGCGGCGCAGATTGAGGCCCTGCTGCTTCCGCTCGATGTCCCCCATGCGGTACGAGCCGACGCCCATGCGGATGGCGTCAGAGAGGCCGCCAATGGCCGTGCCGAGCGGCGATGCGTACTGCCTGCCGCTGCCCTGCATCAGTGCGTTGGCGAGGGCCGTTTGCCTGTCCAGCTGCGACTGCTCGTCATCTAGTGGCGTGAGCGAGAGGCGCAGGAAATCCGGATCCTGCGAGCGAAGGCGCTGAACCTCATCAGGCTGCTGGTAGGCCGTAACCGGAGGCTTGCGGAGAGCTCCGCCCGGCACGGCCTGCTGCAGCAACTGGGCGATCAGGGCGGGATTCACAGGTACTCTCCCAGCCCGCCGTAGTCGACCATAAAGTGTCCATCTCCCGCCTCATGCACGAGGTGGGGCGCTACCTGCTGGAGATCCTGAGCCACAACCCCTATGGTGGGGCCAGAGCCCTCGAACTCAGGCCGCCACTCCCACGTGGCCAGCGGGACGCCCGGAAGCACATCGTACGGCAGGCGCTCGACGTTCTGCTTCATCCGCTCGTCGGAGGCGAGCATGGCGCCAGTGCCGGCCAACTGGGAGAGGGCGCTGATCATGTCCATCATTTGCTGCTGCTGCATCTGGTAACGCTGCATGTTGGCCGCGTCGCCAGCAGAGGCCGCGCCAACGAGTTTTGGGGCCTCGCCGCGCCCCGCACCTTGAAAGCCCGGCATGGACGTAAGCCCCTGCAATTGCTGGAGGTCCTGCATGGGAATACTGCGCTGCTGGAGCATCTCCGCAAGGCCATTCTGTCGGGCGGCCAGCGACTGGTTGAACAGGGCATTGCCTGCGCTCGTCCCCTGTCCAATGGCCGAGAACATGGCCTGATTGTAGGCGTCGTTACGCTGCTGCCCAAGCCTGTCCATGGCCCGGTTATAGGCCTCGGAGCCCTCGGCAAGGCCCTGGTTGAGGAGTCTGGTGCGATTCTGGGACTCCATCTGCGACCACTGAGGGTCAAGACGGGAAGAGGCCTGTCCGTAGGCCGCGTCGATGGCTTGCTGGCGAGTGGTGTCTCCGCTGGTGAGCGCGGGGAGCCCGTTGAGGTCCAACGGCTGGCCCATCGTCTGCGCCGCGAGGGCCTGAGCCCGCTGATTCACGTCGCCTAGTGGTCCGTTGAAGGTAACACCCTGAGTCCACGAACCGTCCGGGCCGCGTACCCAGTTCGAGGAGGCGAACGGGGTGGACTGGTTGGGCCGGTTCGCCTGCGTCTGCTGGTCAAGGAGCCGCTGAGCGATGTCGCCCTGCTGCTGGGCAAGGCCCATGTAGTCCGGAGCTGGAGGGGGACCACGGAAGAGCTCCTTGCCCGCCTTATAGCCAAGGGGAATAGCCGCCATATCAGTGCGCCTCCAGCGGGCGGCAGTCATCCCGCCGCAGTTCGAAGAGAATCAGATCCGTACCTACTTCCACCCCGTCACGAACCCGGTAGGCCTCGGTGAAGCCCTGCCGCTTGGCGATGGCCACGGCCGGCTCATGGGACGCGTCCACCATGGCCACCAAGACGCGAAGTCCGAGCACCGCGAAGGGGTAGGCGAACGCCGGCCTCAGCAAGGCCTTGCCAGCGTCTGGCATCTCAAGTGCCACATGCATCTGCGCCAAGGTTCGCGTCCGGCCGTCATAGACCACCATGCCGCGAATCGTCCGCCCGTCCACATCAACTGCCTTGAGTCCCACGGCATCAGGGAGTGGAACGTACCCCGAGCGTTCGGTGAGCCATGCGAAGTCGCCCGACCGTGCATTCTCCACGCGGAACAGGTATGGTTCATTCGCTCGCTGCAGAGGACCTTCCTCCCCTCCGCCTGCGACAGCGGGAGGCTCGGGAGAAATCTCGGGCCTTTCGTCTTTCATGAGCCGTACCCCGTGTCGGGAAGGTTGGCCTCGGTGAGTAGTTGCACGCCACTCTTGCCCGTCATGCTCAGGTCAGGCGAGCCCGAGTCACCGCCCAGTGCCACCGCGAGGGCCAGCGAGTAGTCATTCTCCTCGGCGGCGGTATCCATGCGCTTGGCCGTGCGCCACTTGAGTTTCAGGCCCGCCACGAGGAGGCGCGCGTCAAACCACAGCGTGTCATCGTTGGCGCTGGGCGTCTCGGTGGTGGGCTCGTCCTCACCGTTGGGCTGCACCCAATAGAGGCTCTGGTATTCGAAGGCGATGGTCTCGGCTGCCGTGGGCGTGGGGTGCAGGTGGATCTTGTTGCCGATGCGGCGGAACCAGTACGTGATGCCGTTCACCGCGCTCGTGGACTTGAGCACCTGCCAGCCCTGTGCGGCAGTGGGGCCGAGCAGTTTCTCCTCGGTGGTCCGGTTCCACGTGGTGGCCGGCAGAGGCTTGTAGAAGTCGTCCGGGAGGTCGTAACTGGCCGTCCCATCTACAGTGGTGAATGTGTGGGTCTTCTGGAGGTCAGCCCACTGGTGAGCGCGAGCCAAGTCCCGGCCGAGCGCCTTGAGGAAGGCCCGCATCTGCACCACGTCCACCTCGGACGAGCCGTAGACATCCGCCACCTCGGCAGATACGGCACCGAGTTCAATCAGGGCGTCGTTGATGACGTTCGACGTGGTGTCAAAGCGGGCCATGGCTCACTTGCCCTTGCGCTCGAGCGCCTTGCTCAACTCCTCCACCCTCGCCTTGAGGGCGGCGAGTTGCTCGTCTCGCTCGACGATGGCCGCCTGCATCTTGGCGATGGGGGCGGTGCCCTTTGCCGCCTCAAGGAAGGCTGCCGCCTCGTCCCGAAGAGAGCGCCCGCCAGTGCCCAGCGCGCTGAGGTGGGTGTCCGAGACGGCGGCGAGCTCCTCCACCGTGCGAATCTTGAGGTGCTTCAAGTCCTCCACCTGTGGCGAGGAGATGCGCGGCCACACGCTCAGCGGCGTGCCGACGATCTGCTCCTTGTCGCCGGACTTGAAGGCAGCCCACTCGCGCTGGAAGCGCTGCTTATGCTTCTCCTGCACGGGCACGTCATGCACCAGCGTCCGGTCGCCTGGGATGTGGATCTCCACGTACTCCACGCTCTTGTGGATGGGGCGCCCTGCTTCGCTCGTCTTCTCAGCGTCAGGCACCGTCCTCATGTAAAAGCGCGCGACCTCGCCCTTGGCTCCGCGCACCTTCGGGCCGTCACCAGAGAGCAAGTCAGCGGGCATCTCATCTCCGAGAAACAACGTCATGCGGCATTCCTCCTCCGGCCATGAACGAGGCGCCAGCGGCCGGAGCACTGGCGCCTCCACTTCAATGGCTGTTAGGTGGCGTCGTCCAGGCCGTCCTTGGTGAACGGACGGGAGATCTCGAACTCCGCGAAGCCCGTGGCAGGCGTGTCGATGGCGCTGGCGCCCTTGGCTCCGAAGACGAGATCTCCGGCGACTACCGCGTCATCCACGCTGCCATCAGTGGCCGTGAGGTAGACGTTGCCGTTGTCCGCGAAGGCTGCGAGGCACTTACCCACCGCCTTGCCCTGGATCTGGTACCAGCCGTACTGGCTGGCCACGTTGGCGCTCATGGCGATGGCCACAGGGCCGATGCCATTGGCGACGGCGAGCGTGGTGCCGCCGTCGTCCATGTTGTAGTGGACCCACGAGCCGGCAATGGTGTTGGCGACACCCTTCAGATAGATGAACTCGCCGGAACCGTTCTGGTTGGTTCCGGTATCCACCGCCTGGATGATGGTGCCAAGCGGGTGCTGCGCCGTAGTGCTCGTGTCGGCAATGGGCTGCAGGCCGAGCGTCTGCTCGGTGGGCTTCCAGCTGGTGGAATAGGCCATGGTGCTAGTCTCCCTTCAGGCGGCCCTGGAACTTCGCGCCGCTGCACGTGAGGTTGCCGGCGAAGCCGAGGATCTCCACCACCGCGTCCTGGTTGGTGGCGAAGCGCCGCTTGCCGATGGGCACCATGTTGCGCCGGCTGTGCGGCCGCCAGTGCAGGTAGTTGGTGTTCAGGAAGTACATGTCCGTGGCCGTGGCCTGCCCACCGATGCCGCCAGAGAGCACCACGGGTGCCGTCATGAACATGACGTTCTGGAAGCCGGCGGCGGCGAGTTTCGGGTCCGTGAAGCGCTGGTTCGTCTGGAGGCTGGCCATGAACGTCTGCCAGATGGTTCCGCCCGACATGATGAGGTTCGGGCTGTCCTTGCCGCGCACGCACGAGGCCCACAGGGTGGTCATGTAGCCCTGAATGGTGCTCGCCGTTGGGGTGGATGACGGATCGTACAACTGCGAGCGCCAGAACGCATTGCTCGCGGTGGCGCGGTTGATGCCCCCATAGGTGCCCGTGGTGGGGTCCTGCGGCACGGCAGCGTCCAGGCCAGTGATGATCTTGCCGCCATTGGCGGTGCCATCGGAGTATAGGCCGTCCTCAATGGCGTTGGCCATGGTGGCTTCTGCGACGGCAATGCGCGCTCCGAGGAGGTTGATGACCTCTTCCTCGCCGGAGTTCTGCAGCTCCTCGAGGCCGGACATGGTGACAGCCACGGCGTACTGCTTCCAGTTGTACTCGGCAGAAGTGAGCACGTCCTGGGCGGTGGTACTCAGCGTGTCATAGCCGGTGTACCACTGGCCGTTGCCGTTCTCCGCAAAGGAGATCTCCTCGTACAGGAGTCGGCCGCCGCTGACGGGCTGCTCAGCCTTTTCCTGCAGTTTGAAGAGAAGGGCGTTGTTGTTGGAGACGTTGTCTCGGATCTTCTTCGAGCGACGCTCCAGAGTGGTCGTCGCGATTTCGGAAAGGTTGGGAGTGGCCATAGGGCGATGCATATGCAGCGAGCGCCAGCGTTTACGGGTCCACGGCCTTACGCCG